CTCGTCACCAGCATTAGAACCATCTATAGCAGCAGCCATAGTTGTGTGACGGTTATGAGTTTTCTCAGCATCATCATCTCCAAGAGGTGTACCTGGATTCGCTTCAGCATTGGCTCCTTGACCAGCATACTTAGGGAACTCATTATCAATAATGAATCTGAAGTTACCGATCTTACCTGCTTCACCATTAGCAGTCTGACCAGCAGCAGCATACATTTCTACAGGAATCCAAAGCTCTTTGGTTCCATGAACCATATCCTCAAGCGTAGGACGCATCTCAGAACCAACATAGACATAACGTGCCACAACTTTAGTATCTGTCTTAGTTGATCCAGTGATCATAGTCGTGTCAAGTGGACAACGAGCATCTGTAAGAGCCTGATCCATCATACGCAATGCTGTAAAGTCAAGAAGAGAGTTTTCATCGATCTCGCTAATCTGTGTAGCATCACCGCCAAAAATACGGTTTTGCTCAGATGCACTCAAAAGACTTGATCTAATCTGTGCTTCACGCATATCACCTTGTGCTTCACCTACACCACGTACATAACGAGAAAGAAGACCCTTCTCAGTATCCATGTCAAGTGAACGCTTTGTAAAGCTCATATAGAATCCAAACTCTTCAACTTGAGCTTCGATAATACCTCGCTTCATACCTACCCTGTTACATATATCTTCAGAACCAATCGCTACACTGGTTCCCGTAATACCAAGTGCGAACACAAGGCTTACCGCTGCATGTTTCCATGCAGATGAGACTATATCAAGAACTCCATCCAATAAATGAAGTTCGCTGCCATTTCGAGTGCCAATCGCTTGCACCCTACTCCCTTGCGGGATAGTCGTTAGAGGTTTTTCAGAGAACATTAAGAGCCAACCCTTCGAACTCTTTGCAAGTAACAATGAGTTCATTCGCTGCCAACGCAGCCCTTCGCTCTGCATCACGAGCTCCATATTTTTTCACACTGAACTGTCTTGATCTCGTGAACTTTCCTTTCATTGCGCTGTCTATTTTTACAACGGTTCTGAAATAGTGTTCACCACAGCTTTTGACCTCTTCGACATAATGGAACTTAGACGTTTTCCCAAGCTTTTTGCACTTGTTGTGATCGCTTGGCTTGCGAAGCCTTGTTCTATATGCGTGTTCAGTATTTTCTTTTGGAGTACACCATTCGAGATTGCGAACATTATTGTTTAGTTTCACACCATCGATATGGTTTACCTGATGTTTACACTCTGGATTGTCGATAAAAGTGAGAGCTACAAGTCTATGCACGCTGTTGTGCTCTCTGATTCCATTTGATCTATACAGGCCTACAGACGCATATCCGTCTTTTCTGATTTTCTGAGTCAGTATTCGCTTGCTGTTTGCATTGCGAACACAACCGTTATCAGATACCTCGTACTTCTCGAAGCCTTTTATCGTTTTCCAAACTGTCATTTGTTCTCCTATCTTCCTACGGGATTGTCTTCAGTTTTACCTGTTAAGAGGTTCCCCGTTTAAGCAGCTTTAGACATACAATTACTTATATGAATGGCTAACATTTACTTTAGGCTGCTAGGCCAAGGTGGTCGTAATCAACCATTCCACCTTCTTCGGTCAATGCAGGGAATGCACCTTGTTGAACCAAAAGATCCTTGGATCCACCAAACAGATTACCGTTACCGCTCTTAATGGTCATACCATTAACTGCCGCATTTCCCATCTCTTCACGTGCTTTGACATAAGTTGAATAACCCTGACCGCCATCAGCGTCAGCATTACCAGTATGTCTTCCACCAGTAGGAAGATAGAGATACCATACGTCAGCTTTCATAGTTACGCCATTTGCATCGATACCCTGATCATTTACGTTACGATCATCGAGAATTGGAAACTCGTGATATTTAACGATCTTATCACCGAAATTCTTCGGCTGAGTCAGTGCGTCTCCAAGCTGAGAAAAAATCTTTTTCTTTTTTGCTTCGATTACCGCTCTGCGTGACCAATGTTTGTCGTGTATCTGATATGAATCAGACTGTCCTGGAACCTGTGATGCATTTACGTCAATGTCGGATGTATCTACACCCTGATTAAATTTTTGTGCCATAATGTTTTACCTCTGAAAAATCATAGAAGCTATGGAACCAGATTAGGTTATAAACCCATCTGTCCAAGCTGCAAATTCTTCATCACTTAATTTATCTGGATCGAATTTAGTCACAGTTTTAGGTCTGCTTTTATTCGATTTGCTAAGTGATGCAGCCTTTTTCCGCTTCTCCTCGATTTGACGTTTTTGTTCGGCTACTTTTTCTTTGTAAGCCTCATCTTTACGTTTCTTCTCTATTTTAGCTTTTTCAGAATTGACTTTACTGCGTGAATTATTTTTAGACTCAGCTTTATGTTTAACTTCGTCAGCTTTCATTCGTTGAGCCTCTTCAACCAAATATGCGTCATATTCGGTTTTCAATTCAGCAGCAGCCTCCTGGTATTGCTGTAGAGAAGACATTCGGGAGAAAGACCTGTCATATCTTTGTTTTTCAGCTATGCGATCCTGCACTGCATTATACGCACCGCTCTCGATATGATCTATCAAGTCTTCACCTATGGCTGGGTTACTTAAAATATCAAGAACAGAGTCCTTGTCCCAATCGCTTTCCAATGCAGTTTTCAACTCTTTGTCTATACCGTGAGTTTGTGCATTTTCAAACAGATCATCTATTGCGATATCTAAATTAGAGGCAGTTGTTTTCTTTTGTTGATAATTTACATTATCCATATCTAACTCAAACGGATCAATATTGAGATCTTTCATATGCTTTTTCAATGCATCTACATCTCCGTCTAAAAGCTGCATAGCCAAGTCGAATTTAGATGTATCGTTAAGCATACCACGTTCTCTAAGTGGTTCCATAAAAGGTCGATACTGTTTAAGTGCTGCCATTTTTTCAGATAGACCCATAGCCATCTGTTGTGATTGGATTATTTTTTTAGGATCATTAAATCCCTTTACCGTTTTGCCATTGGCTTTAAACTCTGAAGTTATTTCATCGTAAAAAGATTTCAATTCCTCATATTTGGATTTATAGTCGAGTTCATCTGTATCCTGAGTCTGACCGTCATCATCGTCGTTCGTATCAGTTTCATCTTCTGAGCCAGCTTCTGTTTCACCTTCTTTAGTGCTTTCACTGTCATCATCAATACTATCTCCAGCAGATTCATCTTCATTACTATGAGTGTTTTCTTCTAAGTCTGGTTCCTCGTTACTTTCGTTGCCATCGGAAGTTTCCTGATCGTCATCGTCAATCGGATCATTTGTTTCATCTTCTGGATCAGGAGAGTTTGAGTCACCATCTTGATCTGTGTCCTCACTGTCGTTTATAACTTCCTCTTGTGGTTCATCGTCAGACGGCTCTTCAGCCGCAGGACGCTTACTCGAATCGTCGTCATCTATAGCGGCAAGAAATTCCTCATCGCTAAGTTCGTCAAGGTTTACATCGGTTTCTACAGCCATTGTTTACACCTCTTCAGCATCGATATCCTGACTGTATTTTGCAGTCACTTGTTTTCGATACTCTTTTTCATCTTCGATTCGCTGGATAGCGGTATCATAATTGATCAGACATACTTTAATGTATTCTTTTGTGTGTCTGATAGCAGCAAGCTTTTCGAGAAAGATATCGAGCTGTCCTCTATCGAAAGAATTTGGAGTTGTCAGAACTCCTGCAATTCTGTCACGTTCGCTGTCAAAGAACCCGTCTACGAAAACTTTCATATATCTTTCATCAACGATAAGCTCTCTCACTGCTTCTCCAAGTTTAATAAACTCTTCGAGTTCAGCTATACGATCATCTATCTCTTTTAGCTCTTGTTTCAAATTAGAAGTTTCTGTTTGTGTCTCTATTTGCACTGCTTCGTTATTTTCCACCATATTTCCTTTTTGGTTGACGTTAGTCATTGCCATTATTTATTTTAGTTCAGACTGCATCAGTCTTAACTATTGAAAGAATTATAGCAGAAGCTTATATAGAACCAGTGTGGTATGCCTGTCACATACCCAGAGGTTTGATTTGAGGAGGAGTCTGTTGCTCTTGAGGACTTACGGAACCAGCAGTTTCATTAGCTAGTTTAATAGCATTTTGAGTTATCTCAGATACTTTGTTCTGTCTTTCACTTGCGGCTTTAGCTAGTGCTGAATATACACCTTCACTTATCTTGCCGTTGTTAAAAGCCATCTCTACCTGCTGCATATCAGGATTTCCGTTATACATATGCATAAGAACATTATATTGCTCTTCATCGTTCTTTGCAGCCTCTTCCTGCTGTTTTTGTTGATAAAGAGTATATGCAGTGCCTAAACCTTGTTTCTTGCCTAATTCATATGCCTGCTGGCTCCTCATAGCATCTTCCGTATCACGTATAGCATCGACCTGTTGTCTCTTCTGATCTAAAACAGCTTTTTGTTGATCTCTTTGATCCACATAGTTAGCTGCAAGATCTTCAGCTTTGCTCTGTATCAACGACTCCAATCCCTGGTTCCGTAGTTTCATCTCTGCGTAATTCATCGTTTTGTCCTCCTTGTTTAGCTTCACTTTTTTTCAATAAGTGATTAAGAGCCATCTGCTCTTTCTTTTCTGCTGCATCATATTCTTTATCAAGCTCATGTTCAGCCCTCTCCTGACCACTGTGTGTTCTGACAAACTTTTGATCCAGCAGGTCAGTTTCAGCTTGAAGCTTTTCAGCCTTAGCTTTGTTAAGTATAGCTGTAGCTTCATTTTCAAGAGCCTGAGCTTCTTTCTCACGAGTATCAGCTTTAACATTTTCAAGCGTCCTGCTCTTACGCTCTTCAATCTTACTGTCCTCACCCTCAATGCTTTTGGCGATATCAAGTATCTCCATTTGAAGTTTCTTATTAAGTAGACGTTCATTTTCAAGTCTAAGTTGCGCAAGCTCTTGCTGTGCCGGATCAGGTTCAGGTTTGAAGTTTTTAAACTCTTCTGCAATATCAGGCATATACCATAAATCAGCCATTTTGGCATATACTTTATTAGCCATTACAGGATTCATAGATGCAGCATTGGTCTGCATAAGCATATTTAGCTTTTCTGCAGTATCATTATCTTTTTCAGGTGTACTTATTTGAACTGTAAGGTCAAAGTTGCCTTTCAAATCTTCACGTTTAATTCTAACAAATTCATTGTTTGTTAGACGCACAACTTCCTCATCACTAAGATATACCTGGTTCATAGCTATATCTTTTTCACCAAGATTTTTAATCATATCAGATATGCGTCTAAGGATACTCATTTTGCGCTTACTTACTGCGCTTTCAGCTGAACGTATTCCTCCTACAGAACTTCCAAGAGAGTTGCCAGTGATGCCTTCGTTAAAAGATTTTGTTCCCGTGAGACTTTCAGCTTCTGCACTTTCCATACTCATCATATTGAACACTACATTAGGCACTGGATCCACATTGCTTCTGTATATGCTTGTCTTTGGATCCTTGCCGTCTCTAAAATATACAGTTCGCCCATTTTTATAATTATCTTTTTCCAGTGGCCCTGCAAAGAAGTTTTCGTTTATAAATTCCTGACCTATAGCTTTATCTGTAGTTATATCGTGAGCAGCTCTCTTGAGCTTACCTATAGAGATCTGATTTTCTTCTATTAACTCTCCATCTGGTTCCCCATGTATTTTGCCTTTCTTTGGCATATACTTAGCCATATCATAAGGGATCCCTTCAAACGGAAAAGGATTTTCTTCCATACGGATCATAATAGAACCGATCCACGTAGCTACAATAGGTTTAACAATACCGGCACTATCTATATCCCAGTAACCCCAGTATTCATAAGCACGCATAGGTTTACGTGGCTTATCCTGAAATTTAAAACTGTCATCATTTGATTTGTCTTCAGTGTATATTTCATTATTTACGTGATTTGTATTACTCTCAGCATCTACATCTATTAAATGCAGATTATGATAATATCCTTCACCAGTCTCAGGATTATATTCGTTCTCTTTTAACTCACTCATACTGATATCGTATTCATCTACAAGAAAGTTGGCTTTTGATAATTTACCGTTACAGGTTGGGTCAAATGTTATATTTTCATTTTCACGTACAGTATGTTTAGGATTATTTCTAATTATGACTTTTTTTGTAACCTCAATTTCCTCATATCCTGAGATCATTGGTTCCCCGGTCTCAATCATAGCTTGAGCTTTTTCTGGAGCCAGTCTGCCTGAAGCGACAGCTGCATTAATCATAGCAAGAGACTCTTCTCCATCCGCATAGATAGGTCTCTTCTCTGTAGTTACTACCTCTTCCTCTTTATACTCCCAGCCAGTCTTTACTATAACTGTCCCTTCATTTGTAAGGGTTCTTGAAATATCGTTCATCAACTCTATCTTATTGATGCGATGTTCCCATTGATAGTTTAAAACGTCCTGATTCTGTTCGGCTGCGTCTATATCCTCTGGCCCTGTAGGCTGAACATCGAACATTCGTCTTGAATTAAGAAATGGCTCCTCAAGCATAGGATATGTCCACTCTGCCTGCTTACGTATAACTAAAGGTCTTGAAGTGCTTTTTCCTTTAGTAGTCTTTATAGGAGGCCCACCCTCCATATTTGTAGACCATCGCTGAAGATCTTCAACAAAGAGAGCGTGGTCATCTTGGGCAGCCATATAATCTGAATGCAGATCCTTCCATGTTGGTTCATTACACCACTCAGGCTGAAGTTTTACTGCTGACAGACCAGCTTCATCAGCTTCACGATAATTTCTGCGTTCACGTTCAGTCTTTTGTTTGTAAGCCATATTTATCTCCGGGTTCTATTTATATCAGAGCTGTTCATATCAGAGCTGTTCATATCAAATATATTTGTATTGTATCTTGTGTTCTCAGTAATATTATCGTCTCTGGATCCATAATAACGTAAAGCATCAGACAACTCTTTCATACGTGCTTTAATTTGTGCTGACGTATTTTTATCACGATACTCGTCATTGTCGAGAAATTCATCTGCCGCTTCTTTGTATTTACCTGCATTAATCAGTTTTATCGTATTTGGACTGCCGAGTATGCCTCCACGATATGCTGAACCAATCAAGGGCCTTATAACATACTCAGGCATCTTATCCAATCCAGATATTTTATTTTTAAGTCTCTTCACGTGAGCATTAAAAGCATCTTTAAAGGTCATATTTCTAAACTCATTAGTTTGACCTCCACCACTTGTAGGTATGCCTTTCGTATCAAGATACTCT